AAGGATATCCTGAGCGAGAGGGTATCCCTAGTAAATCGAGAGGTGGATTTGAGGTATGGTTTTTTATGAAAGGATCAGAAAAGATGGCATGGGAAAAATGGGGAGAACTGACAAAGACATGAAACCAAATTTAGATATGTTAACTGAAAGTGATCCTAAAAAACTCACTAACAAGGAATATAAATATTTGTACAATTTATTAAATCTTCAACTGCACAACTTGGTTGAGAGAAGTAAGGATAAAAAAGGTATATCGAGGAAAAATGATCAAATATATATTTCAGCATTATGGAAGGTACACCGGATGATTGAAGACCTACCATTTGATCGAAAATTTTTATTTATGAAAGTGGATAGATAATGGGACAGGAATGGAAAATGCAAACTCTTGCGGATCAGATCAGGCAAAGAAGATTTGCGGACAGGATTGAAAAGCGTTGGGCAAAACATGAACTGAGTATGAAAAATACTGAGGATACTGCTATTTTGGATTTACGAATTGAAGATAAAGACGAATGGCAGTTGGGATGGATCGAGGTAAAGCATTCCAAGCATGGTTTTGGAGATTACGAATGGTATTTTATAGCAAAGAGCAAATGGGATGAATTGGTCAGGGAGACTACAATTTGTAATCAGAAGTGTTTTTTGGCGGTATCGTTTGGATGTGGGACTGAGGCATTTGCGGATGTAAGGGAAGTCAATGAACATGGAAGGATTAAGGTGTGGGGCAGAACTGACAGACCGGAAATGAATGTAATTACAGATTATCAATGCTGTGTGTTCATACCTCAGAAATTATTTAGAAAATTTAAGGGAAAGGTAAAACCTTGGAACAAGAACTAGAGATGGATTATTATTTAACCTTGGGATGGATTTGGGACAATGAGGATGTTGTTTCTCCACCCCACGAACATGAAGGATATGAAAATGAAGAGTGAGGTTGATTTAGCGAAAGAGTTAGGTATTCCGCGAGAACAGGTGAGGGAATATCGAATGGAGAACGATGTGTCCGGATGGGCGAAAGTATCGAATCGGATTGTTTATACCGAGACCGGAGAGCATGAGATTAGAAATCTAGTGCAAAAGGGATTATTGGTAGATGTCCTTTCTGAGCCGGAGCCTATTCAGGAGACTCAGGAATTAGTGGTGACTAAAATTCCATTGAATCGAAACTTGGTTTTCTGTGGAGATATTCGCGTCCGGTTGAGGAATAATCGTAATTTTTTAAAGGGCATGAAACTGACAGCAAGACCTCCTATTGGGGATGAGACCTCATGGGTATTGGTCGGCAGATGTCCAAGATGGAAAGGTAGGTACTAGATGACCGGAAATGCACATAGAAAAGGAGAGGAAGTTCTTCGTCAATGGGGAGAGGTAAAAGAACAGCAAAAAGCAATGGCAAAGTTCGAGACATTGATGAATCGAGCAATTAAGAAAAGAACTCCGGTTACTAAAACAACACCAAAACCAAAGAAATGATTCAACCTACTCCCCATCCTTATTACGACATTCCCACTCAGGAACAAGCACAGGCAATGGGTGCAGATGAGACCATGCGAATCATCGAGGAGAGGGAAAAATTAATTCAGCTAGAGATAAAAGACCCATTTCATAATGGATATGAGCCTGAACATTGGAAAATGGCAGATGAAGAATTTGCTAAGTGCGATGAATTATTGATACTCGGAGGCAATCGTTCCGGCAAGAGTTTTTACGCGAGTAAGAGAGTAATGAAACTAATAAATGACATTCCGGAGGCTAATGTTTTATGTATGCATACAACTGCATCGACTTCAATTGAGCAACAACAGCAATATATTTGGAATTTCATCCCAAATGAGTGGAAAATGGCAAAAAAAGGGAAGGTTACTAACCTGACTTTCTCGAAAAAGGGTGGATTTACAGAATCTTGTTTGGTTGCACCTAATGGATCGAGAATTTTCTTCCGAAATTATTCGCAAAACCTTGATACAGGGATACTTGAGGGTTCAGAATGGGATATGGTTTGGGGGGACGAGCTAATTTCAATCGAGCATATAAATTCGTTGCGTTTCCGGATGACATCGAGGGCAAATAAACCTGTGGTGAATCCTGATCACCCTGAATGGATGAATGGATATCCTTGGAGAGGCATGTTGATCACCTTTACTCCGGTGACAGGATATACACCTACCATTCGTGAGTACATGGATGGTGCAATTACGACTGAGGCAATTGATGCTGATCCTGAATTATTGCCGGACATGAAAGTTCCGGTTAGAATGCAACCATTAAAGGAAAATGCGAAGATTATATTTTTTCATTCTTCTTGGAATAAATTTAATAATTACGATGCATTAAAGCGTACACTAAAGCGAGACCCTCGCCAAAAAATTCTAGTTCGAGCGTATGGTTTGCCCTCCAAAGTGGCAGGGGGATTACTACCTCGTTTTGATTCGAGCCACATAGTGGATTCGGATGCTATCCCTGCGGAGGGAACCAATTACATGATTGTTGATCCATCTCATGGAAAAAATTGGGTTATCCTTTGGGTGAGGGTTGCTTCGGATGGAAAGAGTTATGTCTACCGAGAATTTCCTGATCAATACACCATGATCGATGGAATTGGAATTGCCGGAGAATGGGCGGTATCCGGAAGAAAGATTGATGGTGATGCCGGAGATGCACAGCAACCTTGGGGATTCAGTTTGCAAAGATACAAGGAATTAATTGACGAACTTGAAGGTGGAGAGGAGATTTTTCTCAGGGTGATGGATTCTCGTTTTGGATCAGCACCTACCGCAACCAAGTCCGGAGTGACCACTTTAATTGATCAGATGGCAGATATTGGGATGTTCTTTGAACCAAGCGTTGGGGTTCGCATTGAAGAAGGAATCGCATTAATTAATGACCTCTTGGATTATAATCCTGAACAACCTGTGGATGCATTAAATACTCCTCGATTATTCGTCCATGAAAAATGTAAAAACTTGCGATTCTGTATGAGTATCTACACCGGACAGGACGGAAAAACATCTGCTTCAAAAGATTACATAGATTGCTTAAGGTACTATTGCTTATCTGCACCGACTTATATTGACTCTACTCAGGGTGTTTTAAGGCAAGGTGGAGGGTATTAGGGTACTCGATACCGCGCGTATCCGCATCTATACCGCACGAATCCGCATCTATAATTTTAAAAAGGGTTACGAAGCGTTACGAATTTTGCATTTTTGGGGGTGAATTATCGATATCGATTAATCACACCTTGACATTTTCATTTTATGACATAGAGAAATTTCAGAATTATCTTGATTATTATATAATATAAAGTAAGTTGTAGGTATGAACATTGAATCACTTAAATCTAAAACTTTTCTTACTAACGCTGAAGTTACTGATCTTGCTGAATTAATTTTTTCAGAGTTATCAGTAACTGCAATCGATTCTACAATGACTACCCGTCAAGTAGCTTTTCGGACAAAAGAGTGGTTACGGGACGAAGGTTTGCGCCAATTCGCAGATCGTTGGTCTTTGTGTCTTCTTTTGGGTAAGCAACTTCGACTTCTTAAACATGCTTCAATTTTAGAGGTAAAACAAATTCTTCAGGATAAATATTATGACAATTGAACTTAAATCTCGCACGGACGCTTGTCCTTATTTATGGAAGACCGGATATCCGGTAGGCATTCGCATAGGATGCTGTGGGGACGAAGTTCCTACATTTATCGGAAAGAAGTGGTATATCTACTTATGGGACTCGCGTACACATCTTCACATCTACTATTGCTTCAACGATGATTTATTCTTATCAGAAGCAGAGTTTCAAACTATAAAGGAAAATAACTAATGAAAATTTACGAAGTAAAATATGACTCATTTGAAGGTCACAACACAGAAATCTTTTTTTGCAATAAAGCAGAAGCAAAAAAGTGGATTCGTGAACAGAAAAAAGCCACAGAGAAAGTTTTGAATGATCCGGATAATGACGGATGTAATCCTTTTTTTGAAAACATTAGTAATGAGCCTGAACTTTGCATTCTCAGATCAACAAAGAAAAGAGACATTGTCGATTTCATTAACCTTCATACCGAGAAATCATGAACGCACTAGAAAAAAGAATCCGGAATATCTTGGACTTGAGTCCTGATTTTCAATCCAATTTTGTTAATCAATTAGTCAAAAATGCCAATGAAGGTTCATTAATTATTATAGACACCAAGAATCGACAAGTTTCTAGCTTGCCACTTGATAAAAATAAAACAATAATCAAACGATGAAAGAAATTAGTACATGGGGTGGAAAAAGACCGAATCAAAATGGCAGACCGAAACTTCCACCGGAAGTCCGGAGGGTTATGATAACCGCAATGGTTAAGCCGGAAACAAAAAAGCATTTACTTTCTAAGAATGAAAATCTTGGAAGATCACTAGATGAAATAGTGGTTCGAGATAAAAGTTGACAATATCTTCTCTGCTGTGTTTTTTTAAACATGGCACATTTTGCACCAAAAAAAGCCTTATTAAGGCGAGGTCAGGTAAAAGAGTGGTTGGGTCTCGATGATAACGAGATTACCCAATGGATTCAATCAGGTGCATTAAAGCCTAAATATTTTCGTCCGAAATCGCGAGCATTCTTTGTTCGTGCAGAAATAGAAAAGCTTTTAGATAGTGAAAGCATTTTCATGGTCAATGATAAGGTTAATGTGGCATGAGGGAAGAAAAAGACAAAAATAAAATGTACAAGGAACCTGATGTTCCTTTATTGCAGTCTGAGCTTGCTTCTATCTTGGAGGATGCCGGAAGGAACCTCACGCAAAGGGACGATATGGACGATGTCCGATATGCCCGTTGGGCAGGGCAAAGTACGGATTTCCGGAAGCATGAACAAGAAATCGGTCACCAACCAATTCCTTGGGAGGGAGCATCCGACACGAAGATTTTACTCGCTGATCGATTGATTAACGAACATGTCCACATGGCACTTGAGTCCTTCTTTAGGGCTAATATGAATGTCACAGGGATTGAGATGTCTGATAATAAAAAGGCATCTTATTGGAGAGATGTTTTAGCTTATTTCATGGAGCAAAAAATGCTTCCTGAATTAAGGAGAGAAGTAGAGATTTTGGCTCAGGAAATGTTTTCCTCATCTCCGGCAATTGGTATTCTTGGTGTCTATTGGCAACAGGAGACAATCATGCGAATGAAGAGATTTAGTCTTCAGGATTTATTCATGATGGTTCAAAATGCCGGAGGGGATGAAAGTGCGTTGGAAGAAATAATGTCAATAATCCAAGACCCTGACTCTGAGGAGCAGGCACTCGCACTAATGAGCCAAGTTTTTGTTGGGGTTAAGGAAAAGGTACTAAAAAAAGGTCTTAAAGAATTTAGGGAAACCGGAGAGACAAAACTTCCGGCTCCAATCGAGCATGAGAATCGTCCGAGGTTTGTCGCACACAAACTTTATGATGATGTTTTTGTTGATGCAAATTGTACGAATTTAGATCGTGCAAGAGTAATTATGAGACGCGAGTGGATGTCAGAAACTGAGCTTCGCGACAAAATTAATACTGAGGGTTTTGATGAAGATTTTGTTGAAGAGGTAATTGCGAAAACTGAGGGTTCCACCGGAGTTGAAGAATATGATTACCGGAATCCTATCAAAATGGGAGTCAACATTCTTGGCAAAGGTGTAAAAGGAGACTTTGATAATCTCTACGAAATTTTTTATGCTTATCAACGAGTCTATGATGAGGATACAAATGTTCCGGCAATCTACTGCACAGCATTTTCTGCTCATGTAAATGATCATTATGGAAAGCATGATTTATTAGAATATGGACACAATCAAATGCCGTTTGTTCTATTTTCTCGCGAACGACTTTCGCAATCAATTTTTGACGCTCGCGGAATATCAGAAATTGTAGCACCGAATCAATTTGAAATTCAGACTCAGAGAAATTTAAGAAATGATGCAAGTCAGATTTCTGTCATACCTCCATTAAAAGTTAATGCTCGCAGGGGTGGATTAAATTTGATGATTGCTCCGGCAAGTCAGATTACAATTACTCGTCCGGATGATGTGGATTGGATGAACCCTCCGGCTCCATCTCAGGGTTCTATTGAGGCAGAAAATGCTTCCTACACAGATGCCCTAAGATATTTTGGTGACCCTGAAAAACCGGAAGCAAAGCTACTTTACCAACAATGCATGGTAAACCGATGGTTGGACTCTTGGAGAGAAGCATTTAGTCAGGCACTTTGTTTGTGCCAACAATATCTAGCACCTGAAATGGTCAGCAGAATAACAGGCGCACCTCCGGAAGAAATTATGATTGAGCCGGATGATATTCAGGGAAGATATGATCTTAGCCTGAGATTTTCGGTGGATACTTTAAACCCTGAGTTTATGGAAAAGAAATTGGATTCTCTTCAAAAACTTACTCAGTTCGACACAACCGGAGCAATGGATCGGAATAAGCTTTTAAATTATATCGCTTTAAATATTGATCCACTTTTGGCAAAAGAAGTTATCCTCGATAAGGATACTGCAACCATGAAAGAAGTAGAAGATGAACAACTTTCGTGGATCAGAATTATGAGCGGAATTGAACCTCCTTCTAAAGAAGGTGTAAACTTCAATCTGCGTAAACAAACTGCTGAACAAATCATTCAGTCGAGTGAGGAACTTCAACAAAAAATGGCAGAAAAACCATTGGTTAAGCAACTCGCGGACAACCGGATTAAATATTTGCAATTTGGAATCGCCCAACAAGAAAATGCTCAAATTGGGAGAGTGGGAGTCAAACCTGTCACCGGAGGGGGAGAATACTAATGATAAGAAATTTTTTCAAACGGAGAACTGCAAAATTAATAAAATATCCTGAGCAATTTACTTACGAAGAATGTCAAAAAGTATTTGCCGAGCAAGGAGAAAAGTCGAGGTTATGGCAAGCCTTAGACACCATTATCGATTTAGAATTACTCGATGCTATAAATGAAATTTCCAATCCTAAATTGAAGACAAACGAGTTGAGTCATGCGTCAGGTCGAGTCGAGGCAATCTCAACTTTAAAAGCAAAAATAGAGGAAGCAAAAAAATGGAGGATTGGGAAGATGAATTACAAGACGAATTAACTTTAGTTTGTGAAGATTTTATCCAAAAGGGTTTAACCACAAGGCAAATAATCGCATGTTTGCAAACATTATCATTTGAGTATATCGCGAACATGAGCGTAATTGAAATTGACGAGGAATGAAATCTTTTGTTTACGCATCCGACTTGCATGGCGATAAGCAATGTCATGATTCGGTCGAGCAACTTTTAAAATTTACAAAAGAATTTAATCCTGATGTAAGAATTTTTGGTGGAGACCTTTTTGATTTTTCTCCACTAATGAAAAATGCTGATCCGGCAGAAAAAAATGCCTCGATGGAAGCAGATGTTTGGGCAGGGATGGAATTTTTAAATAAGTTTCAACCTCACCATTTTTTACTTGGCAACCATGACGATAGACTTTGGCAGACAGCACACAAACATTCGCTTGGATTAATTCGAGATACTGCAAAAATTTGCATAAAAGATATTGAGAAAAAATGTCGTTCCATAAAATGTAAGATGTATCCCTATGATGTGGATAAAGGCATTTTATCTCTTGGTAAAATAAATTTTGTGCATGGATTTTATCATGGGGTGACAGCAACCAAAAGACATGCGGAAACCTTTAGCCAATCAGGTGGACTCGTTGTTCATGGTCACATTCACAGCATCCAACATGCATCAATTCCAAAAATGGGAGGTGGAGCCGGAGTGAGTGCCGGATGTTTAGCAACAACAGCAATGGATTGGAACCGAGCAAAGGTAAATCGATTGGCACATGAGACCGGATGGGCATATGGATATTTTTCCAATAAATCATGGGCATGTTATACTGCACGAAAATTTGAAGGGAAATTTTTATGGAGGTAAATTGGAAGAAATTACAAGGTCTATTAGATACACCTGACAATTTACCTGATGGAAAAGGTTGGTTTAAGTTTAAGAATTTTTTAGAGAGTGCCAAAATTGGAACTAACCGAGCATATCGTATTATCAATAACGGATTAAAAACCGGAGAGATTGAAATGTTTAAAGGTTCCGAGTGGAACCCCGTGCATAAACAACGAACTCGTTCGACATGGTATAGGTTTATTGACCCCAAGTAACCGCAACTTCATTGTGGCACTTGCGTCCCCCTAAGTTCAGCTTGAACTTCGACATAGTTCCTCGTTCACAACGAGAGTTAATTCAATCGGCTAACGAATACAAACTATGTCAGACACAATCGAAGAGGTCGCGCCTCAAAAAGCAGAAACAAAACCGGAAGGTCTTATTTCTTTAGCAGATATTGCTGAAGCAAGTGGGGTCAATAATTTCTTTGAAAGTCAAAATGTTGAAGAGGAAATAACGGATGATCAACAATCAGTTTCGGAGCCTGAGTATGAGCCTGAGCTTGAACCTGAGCAACCTGATGCCGTACAAGAAATTGTACAAGAATCTGAAGAAGAAATAAATCAAGATTCTGATGGTGTAAAAAAACGAATAGGGAAATTAGTTGAAGCTAGAAAATTAGCGGAGGCAGAAAAAGAACTACTCGAAAAAAGGGTCGCTGAGTTAGAAGGGACAAGGGCAGAATATAAAGATGTCGGAATGGATCGGTTGGCAGAAGTTACAACCTTGGAGGAAGCAGAAAAAAGAGAAGAGGATGCAGAGCATTTGCGAGATTGGTTACTAGAAAATCCAAATGGTGGAGACTACCAAGATTTGCAGGGGAACGAACATGAAGTGGAGAGTGATATAGCTCGAAAGCTTATGGTCGAAACCGATAGGGATTTAAGGAAAAATATTCCAAAAGTCCGGAATCAAATTCAGGTAAAAGCTCAACAAAGGGAGATTGCAAAAAACACTTTTGGATGGATGAAAGATAATCATTCTCCTGAAAATGTTGAGCTTCAGACAATTTTAAAAAACAATCAGCATTTATCCAAATATTTAAATAGCGATCCATATGGTGACCTTGCAATTGGGTATATGGTTGAAGGGGTAAAAGCAATCAACGCTCGCAAAGCACAGCAACAAAAAGTTGCACAAGCACCTAAAGTTCCATCTGCACCAACCCGTAAAACTCCATCTGTCGTTCGAGGGAAACCTAGAACCGATAAAGAAGGATTATTAGCGAAAGCCTCCTCCGGCAACATTGAAGACTCAGCATCATATATAGAATCAATCTTATAAAAATTTAGGGGGAAAATTAAATGGCAGGTATAGTAGAAACAAATCAGTCACTCATTCGTGAGTCATTAGCCGATCTGCTCGTTGTGGTAGATCAAAAGGCATGTCCTTTTTTAAGTCAGGTAAAACGCGGATCAGCACCAAAGAATACATTCGTTGAATGGGGTCTCGATAAGCATAAAGCGAACTTGGTTCAAACAGCAACTTACGCTTCAGGAATATCCAATAATTTACCAATTGATGGTGATGATATTGGAAATTCTGATTTTGAGAATTATGATCAAAGGCAGAAGTGTTCAGTTTATCTTCAGTATGCTCGCAGAGTGCCAAAAGTTTCGCGTTTAGCAAACATGGTTTCTGATGTCGCAGGAGTTGGATGGAAAAAGGAAATGGCACTTTCGATCAGCAAAGCTTTAGTCGCACACAAGCGTGATCAGGAAGCAACTTTTTGCTCGTCTCAAGAGACTGCACAAGAGACCGGAACAGGCACAAGTAGTGCAACTCCATATCAGACTCGCGGACTTGGAAAATGGGTTACTTCTACAGCAAGTTCAGTAGCACCAATTCCTAGCGATTTCCTCACTCCTTCAGCATCAATTGTTAGTGGTTCGGCAACCGGATCAGGAATACTTACCGAGCAAGATGTTCGTGGAGTAATGCAGTCCATCTATGAGCAAACCGGAGAGAGTGATAAAACATTCTTTGGTCTCTGCGGAACACAGATGAAAAAGCACATTTCTGACTTCAGTATCTTCTCACCAAGAACTGATAATTTAACTGCTTCAAATCGCGATGCAGATAATGCACGATTATCTTATGCAGTTGACATAATCGAGTCCGATTTTGGGACAATTTCGCTCAACTTATCGAGCTTCTTGGAACAGGATGCGAGAACAACCGGATCATCCCCTGCTTATGATGCATCAGTTGGACAAAAGGCATTATATGTTCTTAATCTGTCTCAGTTTGAAGCTTGTTACGCGGAAGAAACTAGCGTTCGCGAACTTCCTGATTTAGGTGGTGGTGCTAGAAGCATAATTGAATCGGTTTTCAGTTTAAAATCTTATTCCGGTGGTCTTGATCACGGAAAAGTTACTTTAACTTAATTTAAGTTTGGGGAGGTAAGAATGAGGGATGTAGAGGAAATTAAAGTAGATGGTGTTGACATTACAAAAGATGTCTATTCACACTTTGCTGAAATTGAATCTGCATCCCTCGCTTCTGCCGAAAAAGAACAAATTTTGTTAATGCAAGCGGAAAAGCGAGTTACTAATGGTGAGCGAAAGAATTATAGTTTTGGGCGATTGAGAATGAAGATATGTCAACCCGTCTACCACTTTTGGGGTAGTAAATTGGGGTATGAGATTTGGAAGGATAAAACATTTTTAAATTGGTTGGAAAAAAGGTTCGGAGAACTAGTTGCCATTAAATCGAAATCCGCGCAAATACAAGTATGAGTTGTGCGATCAGTCACATTTGAAAGTTGCCTTAATGGTATAGCATCAACAGCAGGGATAGACCCTGCTAATTTGCTTGCACATGAAAAGATTCTTCTTACCGAGTATATCAATGATGCGGTAAGATTTTGCTATGATTATTACCCTTGGGCAGAATTTACATTAACTGAAAAAAGGTACTTTCGGGAAGAGTACGACAACAGCAAAACATATGCTGTGGATGAAGAAGTATTTTATAAAGATAAATACTATCGTTGTTGGAAAATATCAACAGGATATAAGCCTGATGAAAGTGTTGCTTTTTGGCATGAAATAGGAGACTACAATAATGATCCTGAGTGGGAAGAAAGTGGTCTTTATGATATAGGGGCTAAGGTAAGATTTAATGATAAGAATTACCTTTGTATTCAAGTCCCTTACACATCATCCGGAATTAATTTAGCTAATTTTGAATATGATAATATTGATCCCAACAATACAACATATTTTCAAGAACTTAATGAGCGATTTGAAAGATATATTGCTTATGAGCAGACCGGAAAAAATGCAATTGAGACAATAATCTCTGTTCATAAAACTGACCCTCGATATACAAAAGCAACTCCACTAAATTTCAGGGAGGGAACTGAGGGTATTTATGTAGAATCTTTAGATGCGGTTGTAAATGAAGTTTGGATTAAGTATCGAATCGATGCACCTACCTACACAACATCCTCAAGCACATCCCCTGTTGCTAAATTTTTATATCCGGCAATAAAATTACATGCGTACAAATCGTGGTTAACAGGAGACGGACAGCACGAGAAATCTGAGCTATGGGAGATCAAAGTGCTAGACGCATTGGTAAGAGAGGTCGATAAATTAGATCAACAGCAAGATCGAGGACAACCTTATGTGATAAGAGGTAATGCATATCGTAGGACAAATGCTACACAACCATATACCCAAGATCAAACAACAGATCGCATCGGAGCAATCAAAGAGGGATTACCGGAATTATCGTTTTCTCTTGGAGCCTCTGCTCGCGGAATAAATTCAGCTAAATTTAGTCGTACAAATTTAGGTACAAGTTTTTCTACTACAGCAAATGGTAGAAATATAGTAAAAACAGCAGGGATTTATCAAGTTGGAGGGACTCCAAAATTGGGGCAATATATAATATTTCCAAATGGTTATAATCATCCGCTTGGTAGTGGTAGATTTCCCAATAATACATATTTTCAAATAACTCGACTTGATGGGCTAAGTGCCGGAGATGATATTGAATGGACATCAACTTTTATAAATACCGCAACAGGTAGTTTGGTTACTTACACTCAAGGGTTTGCTCAAGGGCATCCTTCTTACCCTAAAGGCACATTTTGGGATTCATACAATCGATCAGATGCTAAAATTGACTTAGGTCTTGGCTTAGTTGCTAATGGTAGAAATAAAATTATTACCATCGGAAATTGGGTTAATAATGGAGTGCCTTTAGTTGGAAGATTCTTTGTATCGAAAGTACCAATTACTTTATCCGGAGGAACGACACTTCCGGTAGGTAAGTATCAAATCGTTTCCCAAAGTGGAGGAACATTTCAAATAATTTACTAATATGCCTACTACAAATTTACCATTACAGAATTTTACGGGCATCGCATATCCGCAAGTAGGGTCTAAGGTAAGGTTGCTTATTGATAAGACTTCGGATGCCGGAGTAGATTTTGATGCCGGAACAGAAATTACCATGTCCGGTTCTGTAGAGATAAACTTACTTCAGAGTTACAATATTTTAAAATTTACTTCCGGAGGGCAAATTCAAATAATTAAACCTGTCACCATCAATGTGGATTGGGAACCTGTTTCTCATGTGGTTGATTTGGTTGAGGGAGTAGACTACGAAATTGAATACAACGATGCTGTAAATATTCCTTTTTGGTTGGAAACAGGAACTCCATTTCGCTCACAGGATCGAGGGGAAATTGGGGGAGGTAATGCAGTAAAAAGAAGAACAGCTTCAAGTCAATTTAATATGGGAGTTGAAGCTAAGGGGGGAGTAAAATTTGCAACTAAAGTTACACTTCCGGTATCAATTGACACCGATCCCGTTGTTCACCAAAGAGTGCGATTTGGATCAACAATGATTAACATGTCATTCCCATATCGAACCTACATTGGGATAAGTGCGATCAAAAAAGCTTACGCTCAAATTGGCATGGGGGTTTCAATAAATGCCTCCGGAAATAGTGTGATCAAAAAGGGTTACGCTCAGATTGGTACGGCAATTTCAGTAAGTTCTTCCGGAGTTAATCCTACTAAGAATGGTGCAGTTTCAATTAATTTAAGCTTGGGAGTAACTGCTCAGGGTTCAGGTAAGAAATTTGAATCAACTGATGTTGGTCGAGTAATAAAAGCTTTAGTTACGGATAACGCAAAAAATTTAATAGCAAACAGACATCATGTAATTGAGTCAGTTAGTGGTTCAACTGCAATTATCAATTCAGGTGGAACAGGAATTAACATTGCTAACGAAAATACTAATTGGGAATTTTATGATACCCCTCCGACTTACCATTTTGATGATGACGGGACGGGTATTTTTGAAGTTGAGTCTGATAATTATGTAGGAAGTGTGTTTAACACGAAATTTACTTTTAACTCTATCACATCCGCATACGCTTACAGAATTACATTTTGGAAAGATATTACGCAAAAAACTTCTGTTGTAGTTATGCCTAATGGTACTTCTACTGAATCACATCTAATTAACTTAGAGACGGGAGACAGGTCGGGAGTTTCGAGTGGAACTGCACCTTTTACATTAAACGAAACCGCAAAAGGTTTTGATGTTTATTATGCTTTTTATAATTCAATTCAATCACCTGATGGAGGCACAACTTTAATTGATCAGGACGATGCAAGTGGGGTTGCATTTTGGAAGTTCAAACATCCGCTTGGGACTCAAAAACTTTCAACTTATGGTTTCTTTCCTAATCAACATTTAAACTCAAGTAATACTGCTTCAGGAAGTGTTGTAGCTCCTTATGTGGGTCGATCAAATAGACACATAAAACTAAATGAATGGATGGTTCCTGTTAATGCTGTAGGTGATTCAATAGGAGTCGGTGAGTATAATTTACATCTTAACCTCGAAGCAGAAACTTGGACATCAGGTTCAACACCAAGTTTGCCAAGTCATATCGTTTTTGCCCTTATGTCGCGATCTAGTGATTGGAGATCGGGTGACGGAACAATTAATAGTGTTAATGCTGTATCAAAAACTGCAACTACTAATCTTACAGGGACTCAAGCACATATTAATAATTGGGTTGCTGATGTTGATGGTTTGATTGCAGTCGGGTCTTACACAGGTTCTCCCTTTTGGAGAACCACTTATCCTCGTGACCCTATTAATAATACTGACTACTTAGGTAGAGGACAATTAGCACCCACTTTGGAGTCACAATGTCCATGTTATTGGAAGATTCCAATTAGTGGATCAGGGAGTACCATTTTTAATATTAATATAACATCTATACCTGATGATTGCGTATTGTTTTTCGGAATAACAAAAAATGATGCAGGGAATGCCTCAAAAGCAGTTTGGATAGATGAAACAACTTACGAATTTTTCGAGGTGTAAAAGCCTTTAACACTAAAAAATAAAATAAATTATGAGCCAAGCAACAGATTATACAGAGGAAGCTGTTCTAACAGGACTAGTTGGAGGAACAGACATAACGCTAAGTTCAGGTAAACCATACCTTGCACTATTTACATCAGCACCTAGTGATGCCGGAGGAGGAACTGAATGTTCAGGTGGAGCATACGCACGGATTCAAGCCGGAGCAACAAGTCAAGGAGATTTTGGAACAGCATCCGGAGGTTCGGTTACTAATGCATCTGAATTTCGTTGGGCAGACGCTACAGCAGATTGGGGTACAATCACCCACATCGCACTAATGGATTCTTCCACAGGTGGAAATATGTTGGTTTATGGAGCTTTGCAAACATCAGTCGATATTAATAACGGAGACATTTTTAAAATTCCTGCAAGCGGATTTACAATCCAAATGAGTTGAAGCTTTTTTGGATATTTGTTTTTTTCTTTTTTAGTAGTTGTAGTAGCTATAAATCCCTACTCCCCCCCACGCTCGCGGTAGTTGGTGGAGGAGTGGGGGCAGTTGCTACCGCAGGGTCACCAATGGGAGCCGGACTTGGAGCCGGACTTGGAGCCGGAGCCGGATCACTTTTACTACTAGATAAGTCAAAGGATCAGTCTGAGGAACTTGTAATTGAGGCGCTTACTAAAGATGGCGCGAATGCACTAATAAATGCGAAGCTAGAGTCTGCTAAAAATAATGGTTTTTTTGATGGAGTCTTAGAAGAAGTTTATGGTGTTTTAAAGCTTTGCGTTATTGGGTTAGCGTTATGGATTTTAGTTCCAATGTTGTACACTCATTATCATGCACGAAAAAATAAAAATGGAAAATAATTTAATATTTTATGCTCTTCAAATGGTAAGCGGACTTTTGTTTGCTGTAGGTGGATTTGTAATGAAGATGGCATTTCAAAAGATAGAATGTAGCACTAAAAGAATTAATAAGCTCGAAGTCGATATGGCACGAAATACTTCAGAAAATGAAACCCTTTTTAAAAGGTTAGATGGGATTGAATCAAAGCTCGATAGATTAATTGAGCTTAGAAGGAATGGGTAAATTTAGGTCAGTTTTTCAATACGATGATCCTTTTGTTGAAGATGGAGATATTTCTTTTATTGGTCTTGATCAAATTACTGAGCCTACAAGATTGGAACCATCTTTGGTTACAGAAGCAGAAAATGTTAGAATAGAAGAGGGAGTAGCTAAATCGCGAGGTGGACTAAAATTAATGTTTTCGTCTTCTGTTTCGGTTAGCCCTAAAGCACTTACTCAATTGGTCACATGGTCACCTCCTTTGGGGACTGAAAAGTTAATAGTGATGGGTCTCAATGAAGACCAATATTACATAGACGATACAACACTCTCAAATCCAACATCAAATGTAGCTTTTATTCAGGAATATGCTTGGCAATTTAGGAACACCTCTTTCCCGTCTCGAACTCCTGTTTTTAATCATGCCTTTAGAGTTATACAAGCTTACGATCAATTAATTATATTTCCTTCTTATGCGTCCGGAGTAAGACCTTATATTTGGTATGATGGCATAACTTTTAGTGGGTCAGTAAATCGATGGAAACCTTTGGACGCAAATCATACAATGTACCTTCAGGATTCAACAGCTAACCCCACAGCACCACATTATGTTGACCTGTCCGGAAACCCTAGTTCGGTTCCTGTTCAAGACCCAAGCTTTATGGTTTGCCCACAAGCACCATTTGGAATTTATTTTCAAAATAGGTTAATTGTCCCTTGGTTTGATGACTCACCAACATCAGTAGCAATTTCCGACTCCTTTGAAAATAATTTATTTAAGAAATCAAATGCATTTTTTTTAAACAAGGGGCAAGGTGATGTATTGCTTGCGCTTGCACCTTATTTAGAAGATCAAATTTTATGTTTATGCAAAAAAAGCATTCATATTATTTCAAATATATCCACTCTTGAGTCAGGGGGCAGGGCAACAGAAATTACTCGACAATTAGGAATTGCCGGAACAAATGCATGGACGCAAAATGGAAGCTATATTTATTTCATTTCCAATGAAGGTGACATTCAAGTTTTAGTCCCCCAACTTGATCCAAGCAAAGGGTTGGGCATTGCAATTTCAAAAGTAAATTTGGATAGTGAACCTCTTTCAAAAAAGATTCCAAATATTTTAAAAAGAGTAAATGTTGATGCGATAGATACATCAATTCTACACTACCATAAAAATTTAGTGTACTGCGCCTTGCCACTAGATGGAGCAGTAAGACCTAACCACATATTGGTCTATGATAGTTTGCGATCTCAATTTATTTCACTTGATTCGTTTAGTGAGAAATTGACGAAAAATAGTACCTTTGGATTTAACATTTCGGACATTCATACATTTCAGGATGAAGTATATATTTCAACTGATCGTGAAGTTTATAAATATAGTGACTTAGATCGCGATGAAAGCGAAGCAATTAATTTCAAATTAGTTACAAGAAGTTATTTAGCACAGGATTACGGAGCCAAGAAATTTGTTCAAGGCAGAATAAATTACGATATTGGAGGTGAGCAAATTGTTAAGCAGGGTGGATATTTTGGCTCAACTAATAATTCTGACATTGAGGTTGGTACTAAAATAAAAATTTTATCAACTCGAACAACACACGGATCAATTGTAAATTATAACCTTAATTATACTTCAGAGTGGATCACTCAGGGAAGTGAATATATTATCAACGAGGTGAACCGGAGTAGTTCCGGCTACATCCAAAATATACATTTAAATAAGGACAATGGAGAAAATGTATATGACTCAATGGGGAATAGAATCGATTGGGCTTTAATTTTATTTGGGCATCCTCTTTCTCCGGCAAGTGGATGGATAAGGGATGTAGATTACGAGGTGATTGTTTCTACGAAATTAGAAGTAACGGCTAACACTAACTCTCCAACTTCCTCTACTAAGGTAAAAGAAATTGATTCATTGATTGAGTCGAAAAGTAATTTTCAAACTTTTAATATTAGGCAACGAGGTCAGTCCGCTAATTTAGAATTTAAAAGTAATGGTAAAGCGTCAATTCGGTCAGCACAAGTTGAAGCTGTTATTCAAAACGCGAGAAATATAGGAGATTATTCTTAGTGGCAATTAAAGCGATAGTTACTCCACAAGGATTGCCACAAGTTGGCACAGAGTTAAGCGTGGAAACTTTTGCAAGAATTGGTGCGCCAAGCGTAATTGTTCCAACTAATAATATTGTTATTGGATCAGGAGAAACCATTCAAATTGATGGTACACTATTAGTTAATGGTACTATGTCCGGTTCCGGAGTTCCAAGCGGAGGGACAGGAGGGACAGGAGGAGCAACCGCACTTGATGGACTGAATGATGTTTCAATTAGTAGTGTTAATTTAGGAGATGTCTTAAAATGGAATGGTCAATCATGGGGTAATGATACTGATGCCGGACTGACTCAACTTAACTTGCCCCAACTTGCGGATGTAGCTTCCACTACCCCACAGGATGGTGATATCCTCCAATATGAATCCACCTCGCAAAATTGGAATTTTGTCAACAATACTGACTTTATTGATTCAATTATTGATGGTGGGGAGGCAAGTAGTGACCCACATTATGTTTCGGCATTTGACATAGATGGAGGGAGGGCATGAGTATCAGACGAATATTGGTTCGCAGATCAACTGCAAGCGAATGGAGTTCCTCAGACCCCGTTTTAAGGCAGGGAGAAATTGGTTTAGATTTGTCTGCTAAAAGAATGAAATGTGGAGATGGTTTTAAAAATTGGTCTCAACTCGAATACATTGATGATGCCGGACTTGAATCTTTGCGGACAGAATATGGGACAGAATTAACTTTTAATTTACACTTCGATTTAAACAAAAATTAACATGAGTACAGCAAACGATATATTAGGAAAAATTGGCGAAAAAGTAGGTAGTGAATTTTCAAATTTGAGAGTTTCACTAAGCACTAATTACGCGACACAAGTTAGCCTTGGGAATGTGGTTAACACCATTGACTTTTCACCTTACGCTACAAAAGTTTCCCTGAATGGAGTAGTTACCTCGCTTGGGAATGCTAGAGTTTCGCTTGGAGGAAGAATAACTAATTTGGAAAACGCAGGGTATGCCACTACGGGTGAGGTTAGCTTAAAAGCATCGAAGGTAAGCATTAATAACCTGAAGAACGGCACGGATATATTTTCAGTTTTGTCTGCAACAAGAGCAGAAATAGGAGACCTGAATGTCACCGGAACTACCACAACAATAAACACTCAAACTCTGAGCGTTGAAGATAATATTATTGAGGTAAATTTAAAAAGTGATGGAACAGAAACAGCACAGACAGGTGGTCTTGAAGTTAATCGAGGTGGTGGGACTCAGGCAAGTTATACTAGTAACTATTCTACCGGATATGGAAACTTAGTTCTGACAAAAGCAACAGGAACAGATAATGTAACCGCAATCACTTTTGAAAGAAATGGTTCAAGCGTCACTTACACACAACAGGCAGGTCGCACAAATTATGTTAGCCACTACGATCAACTTGGTTCTTTTGATGACGCTTCTGCATACGAGTTCGATAACGGAACTGCAAATCCTGATTTTATAGTTTTTGCTGATCAAATGGTAGGTGGTGTTAGGCAATTAGTCAGTATAGCAGAATATATTTGGGCTTCAAGTGCTTCGTCTTATATTGTAAATTTTACTTATACTTCAGGTTCTGTAGTAAACGATAAGGCAAAATTCATTTGGGACGATAGTGGTCAGGGAAGTTTTAAAGCGTTACTTGGATCGACAGCAACGACACTTGAGGTTGGTGTTTTAAAAGTTCCAAATTCTTCCGGCATTAAAATTAATAATGTAAACCTAGGTGACTACTCAACTTTTGAAACTGCATTTCTTGCGGAACTATAAATGTCAATTCTCGCACAGATTGGCACAAAGGTAGGTTCTGAAATTAAGAACCTAGATGTTCGCTTGTCTAGTGCGGAAACTGCTATTGTAAATTTAGGTGGGCAGACTCCACCACCAACAGGAAACTTCACCATTGAGCCTGTCACTTGGACTAATCTGACCGAGATTAATTTGAGTGGCGAAAAGCTTTTAAATACAGATTTCAGTTTAGCTACACTTGGTCTTGGTGTTGAGGTTGTGATTTTAATATCTTGGACTAACTCCACGAAAACTGCGTTAGTAGGGGAAATCTACGAGATTGATTTAGTTCAGTCAAATGGGGGTATGCGGTTGACTAATTCAACGCAAAGCATTTTTGCAAGTGCAAGCCAAATTCAAAATAATGTACAAGCAGTTACACCAAAGAATTGGTCTGTAACTAGTTCGACTCCATTAGATAAAGATAAATTAGCACAAGGCATTATTAAAGGTGATGGTGGGGCAGTTTCCATTCAGCAAATGTTTAGCAATCCAATTGCGAATGGAACTAAGCTAGTGGTTAAAGTCACTCGCACGGACACCAATATTAATGGGGTTGTTCATGTGAAAACTTTACGGGCAAACGAAACCCCTTACGGGGTGGATAGAAACATAACTTTCGCAGACGGGTATGTAGAATTTGAGGCTACGGAGTTAACATATGGATTGCGTTTCTCTACGGCACACGGAACGAGAGAAATAAGTTCTATTTCTTTATTTCAAGGCGAGGTAAGTGGTGGGTCAGTACAAGCCTTTACAGGCGGATCACTCGAAAAAATTAGTGGAGTTGATGGGTATAACGCAGGAGCATCATCAGTTCAAAAAATTGACGGGCAGAGTAATGGTTATGTTCAGTTTCAAATCGGGACACCAAGTAAATCAGTTAGAGTTGGACTTGTCGAATTAGACTCAGATTTTGAAGTTGATCCACCCTTCCAAATGAATTTCGGTGGAGGCACTATTGATTTGTACACTCCTTGGTTGGCTAATTACGAAACCTATGAAAGTGGAGATTGGTTCAGAATTAGACATTATTCTGCTAGCAACGAAATTCGTTTTCAGAAACGGCAAGTAGTATATGGGCATGACGCAAGCTTTGTTATCGAGACGGCAACAGGGAGCAATTACACTTACCCATCAGCACAAAGACCATTGGTGATCGCATTGAATGGGTCGGGAAACCTAACGATTGGTCAGTATTATAAAATCTATAGTGTTAGAGCAACAGACCAAGCAGTTAATTTGTATGATTTAGATGGCAATTCAAAAGGGTGGCATGGCGGTAGCACTCGTGGATCGCGGTATGAAGTGGTCGAGGAACTTGGCGAGGACTATGTGACCTTCTACACCCATCCGACTTTTTCCAACGGCAATGACCTGTATTTAGACACCACTTTTCATACAACAGGTTCTCGTTTAAACGATGTGCAAATAGCGACATGACGAAGTTAGAAAAAGCAGTTAAATTTTACGATAAAATCAATCAAGATTTCTTTCGCGATGTGAGTATTTATTTGGAACATGGATTTGTTTACTCTGATCCTAATTCAATTTTATTAGCAAAACCTGTCAAAAAAAATGATGGTTGCCCAATAAATAAATGGATTGAGCATGATGATGCAGATGCTTGGTATGTGCATTTCGCAATAGGTGAAAACTGCTTCAAGCAATGGTGGAGCAAGATTCCATTTAAACTTTCTTATATTGGATTTGGTAGGGCTTTAAAAAATAAAAAAATTAACTATTACAAAAGTGAAAACTTTTTCAGGAGGATAAATAATGTCTAGTTCAAAAACCACTTATAACCCACCCACTCCTATTAATTATGGAGAGTCAATGCGTGAAGCCTTAGAAGCACAAGTTGACATGGCAAGTGCTCTTTATCGAGCAGAGTCTGATGAAAATTCAGGGAGACCTGCTTACGCACGACTCGAACAAAAAATTGCAAAAAACGCTTTAGTAGGTGAGCGAAAACAAGTTGACCAAGAAGGGTATGTTGTTACGGACGATAAGAATTTTGATCGAAGTAAGTATGTTAAATTTGACAATCAAAAGGATGCGATTTTAGCAAAAGCACGGGAGGTTGATCCATCTCTTGGTTTGTATAATAAAATATTAAAAGGTCAGGATGCAGACGGAACATGGTGGGAAAATGCCCACAACCAAGGTTTTGTATATGGAGACGATAGTGAAAAAAATATCGTAGGTCGATGGAATATGTGGACAGCAGAACACAAGGCTAACACAGGTCAAGATGTTGTTGCTCCGGAATCCGGTGCAGGAGCGCCTTTTTACGAACGAGGGAACACAAATAAAGTTGCCGATCCTGAATCCGGAATCGTTCGCGAGTATGTTGGAATAGAATCGGCAGGGAAGAATGTTTATAGTGGTGGAATCACAGATTTAGTAGGTGGTCGGCAACAGACTGAATATTTCAATGAAGATGGAACTAAAACTACTAGACAAGCAGGGTTTGATGAAAACGGAGAATTTCTTGGCGCTCAAAAATTTGAACAAGATTTAAGGCAACGGGAACAAAGAAGCACAATTGCCAATGAATTGGGATTGGTTGGTGAATATGGACAGCAAGCGACTGATCTTTATCGTCAGCAGGGAGGCATTCAAGATGCCCTTGATGAAACTGAAAGACTTGGGGAAATGTCTGCAATTCCTCGTAATCAATCAAATGACATTTTTGGTTTAGTGGATAATCCACAACCGACAATGCGACAAGGTCAACTGCAAAACAATTATGACAGATCAGTTACTGATCTAGAAAGTTTTGAAAAGTCTTATGATGAGCAAAAACAAATGTTTGGGGATTCATATCAGCAGAATACATTAGATTGGGATAAGTCTGAAAGTTGGCAGAATATGAAAGACGATTGGGCAGACAATGAGTGGGAAGGAAAGCTTTATGCCTATGCCAACGACAAGAAAAAATTTCAAGAATCATCAAGAGAAAAAAGACTAGAACTTATCGAGGAAAAACGAAAAAACGCATTTATAGCAGAAAAGGGTAATCCATCACAAATACAATCCGGAACACAAAGACAAGGACAAGCGTCCGCTAAGGGTTTAAATCAACAAATGCTTGATCAGGCTCAACGGGGAATGCAAGCCGGAGGCAGACTTACCGCAAGAGAGTTAAGGACAGCGCAACAAGGTGCTAGAATGGCATCATCCGCAAGAGGTCGAGGCAGGGATTTCTCAGGTGTTTTAGCAGAATTAAATTTTGGTGAACAAGCATCAAGAGCAAGAGAAACTCAAAGGCAGAACTTTGCCGGACAAGTCATGAATACCCAAATGGGCTTGATGGATAGAGCGATATCTCAAAAACAAATTAATGATCAATTATATCAACAGGGTTTACAGATGGATCGGGGATATGCAACTCAACGAGTTGGTATCGAACAGGCAACTTCGGCAGACCCATTTCAAGCGATTTTAGGCAGACCCTCCGGAGTTCAAAACCAAGCAGGGCAAGCTGTTTATGGAAATGCATATGCCGGAGTTGGCGCAAGTCCACAACTTTACAATCCGGCACAAGGGGCGCAATTTGAAGCGAATCAACAAGCTGAATTAAATAGTTATAATTCTTCATATGCCGGAGCCGAGGCAACTCGAAAAGCAGGGGAGTCTTCAATGTGGGGTAGTATTGTTGGAGGTGCTGTTGGAGGGGTCACCGGAGGATTAACCAAAAAATATTTATAGTCATGGCATCACCATATTTTTCAAACATACAAGTTAATCGCGGAGACTATTCAGGTCTTCAAAGAGGTGCTGAAGCTCAAGCTAGAGCAATGGCACAAAATGGTGCAATAATTGGAGGAATTGTAAAAAACATAGGTAGTGCTTATTTTGAAAAGAAAGAAGCAGAAGCACTAGCAGATGACTTTATGCAGACAGAAGAATTTAGGGATTTAGCTCTAGAAAGAAATATGTCTCCATTTGAAATTCAACAAATTCAACAAGACAAGAAGTACCGAGATAAAGAAGGGCAGAAATTTTTAAGTGATGCCGGAGGGGTGCAAGAAGCAATGAAAAAATACCGAGAAGGTATGAAATTCAAACAAGAGTTTGAAGTTAATGAAGCTCGAAAAAATCAAATACAACAGCAGACAAATTTAATTCAAAATCAAAACGAGCAATTAGAACTTCAAACAAATTTATCTAAATCAAAGAATGCTTACTTAGCATGGAGTAGTGATCCTAAAAATAAAGATGTTACTCCGGTAACAAGATCACAGGAATATTTAAAATATGTTAAGGAGCAGGGAGGTGATGTTTCTTTAGCCACTCAGTCTGTTCAGGAGGTTAACAAGGCAATGGGGTTAGGAAGATATAACTCTGCTCTTTTACCTACCATTAAACAGGGGATGATGAAAAAGGAAGGTGATGGCACTCAGCTTGAAGAATTAAACTTTTTGTCGCAGAGTGAAATGCAAAATGCCGTTGATTCTGTCATTACAAATTTAAATTTACCACAGGAACAAATTGATACATTGACCAAGCAATTAGAATCATTGGTTGTGCCTGACGGAGGAGTTCGGAAGACCGCAAATGAAATAGCTGAGTTAGTTGGATTTGGTGAATTTAAGCAAGTCATGGACAGCATGGGTGACCTTCGACAAACTGACTTATTGATAAATAATGCTTTAGCTTATGTGATGAAAAACCCTAATGACCCTGAAGGTCTAAAAGAGTATTTCGTAGGAAACCCTGTGAGTGCATCAGTTGCCCTAATCAAGTTAGCTAAATTGGCACAGGGAGCAGGGGTTTTATCAAATCAAGATGTTAATCGGATTCAGGGGTCGCAAACTTTTTACGAAAATGTAAATAGATGGTATGACAAAAAAATTGGTAGTGAATATAAAGTAACATCAAAAGACATAGGAGAAGGTGGACAATTTCATAAATTAATAAACCCTGCTACTTCAAAACCTTATGAAGCAGGGGAGATTGTTCAATATGGAGGAGGCGAGATTACCGCAAATGATTTACTTTTCATGAAGGATGTAATGGGAGCATTACAAGGTAAGTTTATGTCTGACACAAATAAATATGTGCCAAGAATTTTCAAGGGAGTTCAGGATCAATATGGTGGATTAACCCTTGGTGAAATTGATACACAGCTAGGTGGAATTTCTGAGTTTATGCAGGGTGGAATTGAAAGCTTATATAAAAACCAAGCTGTTCCAATGGAGACCGATATTGCCCATGCTCGAAATGCGATTAAGAAAGGAATGTCTAGGGAAGAATTTTTATCAAAAATTGTAATAGACACTCCTGAGAAATCTCAGAGAGTAAATAGTGCATTTGGTATTGCAGGGAATCAGTTGTGGGAAAATGGAGAATTAACACTTAATGAATTTGAAGCTGTTGAGGCAAGTGCCGGAGAAATAATGCAAGGCTTTACCGATAGTGAAAAACCTCGCAATGAAAAAGAGTTGGGGACAACAGCAACTAAGAATTACAACGAACAGGTTAAAAATATTTTAAACGACATTAAAAAGAATGTATCCAATAGAGCAGACCAAAGTGAGAACGGACGGAATCTAATTGGAGGTGGAGCAGGGTTTTCTGCAGGGGCATCGGCAACCGGATATTTTTCAAATAAAGCAGAAAATGCACTTAACTTAAATCGAACTATTCGCGAAAATATAAAAGGGAAAGACAAAGCTATTTTCGATAATATGGATAGAGGTATGACATCTAAGCAAAAATATAATAAGATGCTATCTGACAAATTGGACAATCCAAAGGAATTAGCAAAACAGGCAAAGCTTGTTGGTATTGATCCAAACGACACAAAGAAATTTGGGTTCGGAAAAAAAGGTGAAGCTAAATTAAAGAAAGCTGTTACGAAAAAACTTGATCAACAAGTAGCGGAAAAAGCATCCAAGGCACTTGGTAAATCAGTACTAAAAAAGATTGGAATATCTTTTATGGGAGGTTTGGTTTCAGGTGGTATTGGTTGGGCAATTGGAGGGATTGATATGCTAAATGATTTAGGTAACTATCGTGCTGAAGAATATGATGCGAAGATTAATGAATTAAAGTCAAAGCAATCAACATTATCAGGTAAGGAACTAGAACTAAATAAGGCATTAGTCGCTAAACTGAACTACGAAAAAAATAACTTTTTTGAGACAGCAAACGAAGGGTCTTCATATGAGAAACGATATAATTTTGGAAGATGATTGATTACTCAAAACTTGAAGAGAGTTTTAAAGAGTCAGATAAGATTGACTATAAAACTGAGACAATAACTCCGGAGGATAGGGAAAAGGAATACTTCATTCAGGATTGGATGAGGAGAGAAAATCGTGGTTATGGTGAAGCAATGTGGGAATTTGCCAAAGCTGTTCCTGAAGGGTTATCTGATTATGTGACTGAGGAAATTCCACAAGCTTGGAATGGTAAGTCCATGACTATGTCTATGCTAGGTTTGGGTGACAAGGATGGAGATATGGCAGACGCATGGGGAAGCTTTTTCCGAAGTGCCGAACTAGGTGCTAGAGATACCTATAATTCCTACAAAGTAATGGTAGGTAATATTAAAGATCATTTTAATTCTGAGCTTAGTTTAGAGCAAAGAGCAGAGAGGGCATGGAGTCGGCATAAGTTTGAAATGAATTATTTCAATGATGCTAGGGAAGCTTTTATAAAAGCGACTACCAATCAATTCCAAAATAAGGTTTCATTTTTGGCAGACTTTACAGATGCCACAAATTTATTACCATCAGCAATCGCGTTGAAGGGTGGATCAAAAATGGTCAGGAAAGGCTTGAAAGAATCTGCTAAAGCATCTGCATTCGCATTAAAAGGTGTAGGTGATGGATTGTTAAAAACAAGTGATGTTTTAGGTCTTCCAAAAAAACTTTCAGACAATGCGAAAATTGGTGGAGGATATTCTGTTCTTCAGGGTGCATCAATTGCCGGAACTCTAGGTGGAATTACTACTCCCATTGTAGCCCCAATCGCATCTGCAATTTCTTTTTCTTATGCCGGAGAAGTCTTAACGAAAATTGCCGGAAAGACAGGCAGGGAACTTGGAGAAATCGCAAGTATATTTTCTCAACCTTCTTCGCATTCTAGATTTTTACATCGTCTTGCAACAAGCGACAAGGTGAGCAAAGCTACGAGAAAAACAGCAACAGCTTTGTATAATATGAAGGGAACTCAAATGTATGATATTGCATTTGATTCTTTTGTTGCAGGATTGGGAGCAGGGGCAATGCAAATAGCAATGGAGGGACTAAAGGGTAAGTCCGCAGAGGAAGTTGGATATGCTACCGGAATGGGCATGGGAATGGGTAGTCCTGTTGGTGCTATTGGTGGACAGAGAGGATCAGGAAAATCTCGTTCAGCATTTAATTCGGACGGATCACTTTCTGAGCGTTCGCAGACCGGAGTTGATAATTACATAGCAAAGAAAAAACAGCAGGGAAATAGAGAAACTGCTGAAGCAATAAAAGGTTTGGATGATATGTCCAAAGTCGCACTTACTACACTCGATGAATTAGCCGGACTTGGTAATTTTAGAATGGAACTTGTGAGTGATGATTTTGCAAGAGAAACAATAAATAAAAATCGATCACCGGACATTAAGGTTCCTAAAGTAAAAGAAGGTAAAGTACCTCCGGCATTCTACGATGGTAAATCTCGAACGATTTATATTAATGAAAAATATATAAAAGAAGGAACTAAAATTGCGTCTCAAAAATTTCTTCATGAACATGGTCATCATGCGATGAAGGAATTACTTGGTTCAGCACCGATGACTCGCAGGGCAATCTTAGAAAAATACCAAGATGATAATGGTGTTGAATTTATTTACACCGATGAGAACGGAAAAAATTTAGGAGGTGTTAAAGTTAACAAAGAGGCATTTCAATTCGCCAAGGATTACGCAATGGCAATCATGCCAAGCATACCTGAATATGCTCATCAACTTGGGTTTACCGGACAATTGGACAATAAGGGAAATCTTGTTGATGTGAATTATAATGGCAAGGGTGATGCCGGATTATTATCTGAGGAAATTGGAGCCGAGCAATGGAGCCTAGCAACTCAGGAAAATCCAAATGCGTTTGCTAATATGAACAAGGGCATTCGTCATTCCCTGTTTGACGCGATGAAGACTGCATTAACTAAAATGGGAGTCCTTGACCCCAAGACTGAAAAACATGCCAAGTCTATAATTTCGGAAGCAATGTTATCAAACGATAAGGTTAAGAAAGTTTTTAATAATTACACAAAAGAAAAACAAAAGCATTTAGCTCAACGAGCAGAAGATATTGAGACCGGAAGAAAACACGCTCCTGAAGATGGACAAACTGCAAATGAAAGATTCACTCAGTTGTTTGGGGGCATTGGTGTTAATATGGCACTTGCGTCTCATTTCCATGTAAAAGACTCAACTCAATACAATCAACTTTTGGAAGCAGATGCACTTCGGAGCAACGAAGGGGAAGCAGGGAAGTTCACCGGAATTGGAAAAGGTAACGAAGGGAAAAATTTACATTGGAAGACTCGTCAAGTTTTTGGAATGTCAGGCAAATATAATAATGCTGTAAACTCTGTTATTGATATGATCCAATCGGCAATTGACAAAAGACAAATGCTGAAATTTGGATATCGTTCAGCGTCATGGAAAAATCGATCAGATTACAATCCATTCTTTGAAAGAAGCGTTACTCCTTACGCTTGGCAAATAAGCCCTAAAAAGCCTTACACTCGCATGGGTAGAACTATTTATCCTAACTTAAAGGTAATGGCATACGATGCCGACATTGTTGAAAATAACATAGAAATAATGGCACATGCCGGATTACTTCCGGATGGAATAAGTGTGGATGATTTTAAAAGGAATTTTGCTGAACATGCACAATCTGTTTTGAGCGAAAGCACAGATGAAGGACAGATTAATCCATTGGGTAAAGGAGAGAATGAACTTTATGTTATGGCAATGGGCATGAAGGAATCAGGTGAGCGAATTGTTGATCCAAATAATAACGAATGGTTCTCAGACCCTGAGCGTAATAAAATGAAAAACGCTTTTAAGAGTTATGATGTTTCTGCATTAGCCGGACTCAATACTGAAAACAGGAGTGGGTATGCGTATGATTACAAAAATGCAAAATTTAATTACATGCCGATGCTGTCCGGTCAAGGAAGTGAAAATTCAACTATCCCCTCAAAAGGCAAAAAGAAATATGTAACTTCAAATAAAACAAATGGGTTTATCGCATTACCATCTTCGTTTGACAGGTATACCGATAAAGAAATTGAAACCATCCTTAGAGACCCTGATTCTGATTTTAATATTGATGGTGAAAGCTTAAACGAATCATTGATCGAGTGGGCTTTAAATCCACATGAAGATAATCAAAATCAGGTCGATAGAATTGGATCATTTTTAATTGGTGCAACTAAAGGAAATCAAGATATATTCGCCACTCAGAAAATTGATTTCGGACTTGGCATGGAACCTCCTATTGATGCTGAGTATAATGAGCAAGCAAGGATTGATTGGAAGAAAGATAGTTATGAAGCTTTAGGGAACGAGTTGGAGCAAGTGCTTTCTAATTATGATGGTATCAAAGTAGAATTGGATTCAGGATTTAATTTAAGTCAGGTTTCAGATATTGATGGAAATCAGTTGGTGACTGAGGATCAAATTATTGATGATTATGGGATCACTTATAAAATTACTGACAGCAATTCTGAAGCTAAAATCAAAGATGGTTGGAAGGGTGGAGCTTCATTTAAAATAAACATTATCAATGAAAGAAAAGATCAAGATTTCCCATTTGTAATCCGGCTCGATACAACTGATTTAGGTAAAGAGGGAACAGGTCAATTTGGAAGTGTTTTTTCAGGAAAAAAAATCTATCAGGCATTGTATGATTTTGCAGATCAGGTTGGCATTCCAATTGTGCATTTAGATTTAACTAGCGTAAATGATCTAAGGACAGCAAGTGCAAGATTATCGCAACTTTTAAAAAGTAAAAATAAAGACCACATCAGTTTTCATGAGAGTAAAAGAGGGGAATATAAATTTAATCAAAGTGACTACACAGATGAGGTTTTGGTGGATAGCACTAATTCTGATTCCTATGTCCGGCTTATTACAGCATTCGCCTTAAAGGAAAGAGATGAGGTTCGAGCTAGAATTGCCGAGGTTCATATGGATGATATAACATCTGATTTAGCTCAAGAACTTGAGGGTTTAAATGATCAAGATTCTACCTATACTGACTTGGAGTATTTAAATTTACTTGATGCATTTAGGTATGATTTTGATACCGGAAATTATCTAGCAATAGATCATCGTAAAGGGCAGGGTAATGATATTGGAAAAGAGTATTTAGTTTTTCCTAAAGGTGATGCCACTAGGGCAGAAACAGAAGAGTGGTATAAAAACCCACAGACCATGCATTTGATCCATCCTTTAATGCGGAGAACAGCAGATAAAAACGATTTTGGATTGATAAAATATTTAAAAACTTATGGTGCATTGAGGTTAGGTGTTGGTGAAACAAGTTTCAAAAGAGCAATAATTACAAACACGATTCTTCGTGCGACTGAAGGAAATGATATGTTTGCTAATGACCATAAATTAAAGACTAGTAATGAGACCTATCAGAGAAGAAATTTAGGTCAGGGGTTATTCTTTATGCCGGAACCTTCATGGAGTGCCGGAGTGAAAGATGGCAGACTTGAAATGGATGTGTCCAAAATGAGTAGGGCAGACATTGATCTTCTTATGGATGCCGATAAAGAATTTCAAGAGAATGGTTACAATAGTAAATATTTCAAAGAGTGGCATCAGGGTGGATTGTTAACTAAAGAAGATTCACCTGAGCCAATAGTTTTAATTCATGGGCATACTGATACGATGACCCATCGCGGAAATTTTAGAGATGATATAGGAGACCAAACGCATCGGTATGGTTCGATCCAAGCGTTTTTTACCGACAGGCAAGAAAGGGTTGGGAGAGGTTCTAATATGTCTCCTCAAAATAATGAGTCCACTTTTGTTATTAAAGGTAAGAAAATGTGGGATACAGATAATCCCATGCATCAAAATTTAATTAGTGAGTGGTGGAGAGAGATGCCACTTGAGGATCGGAAACAATATATTGGAACTTCTTTTAATGGAGTAAATATTGCGGATGTTATTGACTCTGTAGTGTGGCAATGGAGAACTTATTCTCCTAGTTCAAGATATAGAAAAACAAAAATACCAACACTAGTTTCATACCTTACAAAATTATTTGAAGGTGATAAAATTCTTAATGATGGAGCAGGTCGATTAGATTCACCAATGGGTCGATTCATGGAAAGTGTGATGGATCAAAGCTTTAAGGAAAATCTAAACAAAGTATTTATAGCAGGTCGTAGAGGTGAGGATGATGTTTTGGCAAATCTCCCACCAAAAGCAATGGAAGAAATCGTAATGCAGGGGTATCATGAAAAAGGTCTTAATTGGAATATGTTTGAAAGCCCATCAAGCATAGAAACAAATATTAGTGACCCATCCAAGTCTACTGATAATTCAATTAATACATACCTTTATAAGAAACATGGATTTGATTTATTTAAAATGCATGAGGAGTACGGAGGCAGAACTTATGCTGTTGTCGATGCGAAATCACAGGCAAAAGTTTGGGGTGATGAAGGTGATCTTAAAAGACAGGAATTTACATTCGCCAACGAGGGTACAATTCTCGCGATGCCATACACCATGTTGACTGATGATACCGCACAACATTTTGATAATCTAATCGAGGATATGAGAAAGAATCCTTATGGATTTACAATTGATCAGAGCAATCTTATTCATGCTAAAACCGGATATGTGGTAGCACCTGAAAAAGAAACAGAATTTATTATTCCAAATCAGGAAATGAACCGGACTGCATTATGGAATTATATAAAAACTCATGCCCATCGATTTAAGAAAGATGGTGCGCACCTAGGGGGATGGTTAAGTGATGATCGAGGTTTTATGCTCGATGTTGCATTCCCTGTTAACAACTACCTTGATGCTGTGCGAATGGCAATTTGGGGAGACCAAGATTCAATCTATGATATCGACACAGAAACAGAAATTAAAACAAGGAAAGATGATGGGGAACTCTCAGTACCTGAAAACTTTCCCTTCACCACAGAAGAAGTCAGGAAACAAGCACCTAAAGATGCTCTTGCCTTTGCAGATGCGCGATGGAGAAACAAGGGAGCAATTCGCCACGAGAGCATTGAAGCTAATCGTGGACAGATATCAGATGGGGTAAGGAAATCTATGCTCAATTCGTTGCTATTCATGCCTAGTGTTCCGAGCGAGGTAATGAGTAAAGATACGAAAATGAATTTCCCAATGTTAAGTTATGATAATGACAAAACAGAAATTCAACTGACAAAAAATTCCAAGAATTGGACTCAGTCTCATTGGGATCAATATTTTTCAGACAATGCACTCGCGGATGCCATGATGAAAAAATTAGGAAAGCGTTATGCGACTCCTGAAAATTGGGAAAAGATTCATCAACTTAGATTAAATTCTGTAAGTAGTTTTGACATCCCTGCACCTCCTACAAAATTCCTAGACTATGTAAATGACATTGACCAATTGATCGGATGGTTAGACAGCACAATGGCAACTAATCCTGAGTTTATAGAATTAGCTAAAGAGGGGTATGAGAGTGCGAAAGAACTGCATGACATTGTCAAGCCTCCGGAGATGATCGCACAGAGTTTTATATGGGGTTTACTGAGCCGGATGCTTGATCCCTACAATCAGGAAGCAGGGTGGCTTAGAACAACAAATTATAAGCCCATGTGGAATGCCATCTTCCAATCTATTGATGGAAATTATGAAATGGAAAAAGGTACATTTTATGATATGAGTGCGGTTGCCGATGAAAAATATGGAGCCGGATGGAGATCGCAAAAAGGGTACAAAGATTTTGATGTAAAAATTGGAGAACTTGAATCTGAAATCGAGCCAACTAAAATTGACTATCGATCCTTAGCTGAATCAAGCCCACTTTATCAGGAAGCAGTTTCATTAGGTGAGTTGCCAAAATCAAAGTTAAATAAATTACGGACTCGCATAGTTAATAAGCTGAAGAAAAAAGAAAAGAAAAGAGTCGATAAAATCAAAGACAGACTTACCGCAATTGGAAAACAGAAAAAAGCTTACATCGATTCAAGAATTAAAAAGTTACCCAAGAAAGAAAGGGTCGCTCTAGCAAGTGAAGCTGAACGAAGAAATATCGAGGATCAACCGGATACTTTTACTGACATCGTTGCCAATATGTTTAACGATCAAAAGAGTCCGGTATCCGCAGGGAATAATGCCAAGCAAAACATTCAGGCAATTCATGACATGCTTGTTAAATGGAATGGCAGATGGAAAGAACTGACAGGCATCTTTAATGACAAGTCTTTAAATGGTCAGCAAATCCGCGAAAAGATGTGGTCAACAGGTTTCCTTGGAGCCGGAGTGAAAGACAAGGTTACATCATTCGTTATCGCTTTAATGGCAGACCCAAATGTTGTCATCATGGACAGATGGCAATTCGTGAATGTATGGGAACACCAAATACAAGGTGCAGTTCAAAACAGACTGCAAAAAGTAAATGAAATTATTGCTGATCCGGAGGCATCAAAAACTGCTAAGGAATTTGCCGAGAAGCAGAAAAAAGAATATGTGAAATTTGGGGTCAGTCCATATCGAGTGGATGCCAAGGGTGTACCGGAAGATAGATCAGGTTATTATAAAACTATCGGGTCGCAATTGGATGATCCTGTTGAACATGCCATGTATCGGACATTAGAATATATGTTCTCTGATCTCGCGAAACAGGTAGGGAAGAAAAGAAAAGATTACGCTTGGATTGATTCCGCATTTGCTATGCATTGGGTTACATGGAACATGATCAAGAAGGAAGCTGTTGGTCATTCTAGTTTTGATATTTTAGGGGAGTTAGCTGTTGCCGGAAAGTTCCCTGCGACTGAAGCAGACAGAGATGCTTTTGTTGATGACTTTATGGGCAGACCAAAATATACTGAAAAAAATGAGCGATTACCTAAACAAGAAAAAACAAGACGGACGAGGTTCGTCCAAGATGCCTACGGAAAACCAATTGAAGAGATCAAAGAAACCAATCTCGAAGGTGAAGAAAACATCTACTTCAAGGGAGTATGAAATCCCACCACTTCATCCGGCATTCGCTAAAGCTATGATGATGTTTGGTGGAGCAATGTCCGGAAAAGGTGGAGAGGGTGAAGAGGAGGAATAATTTATGAGTGAAGAAAAAAAAGAAATTAAAAAGGAAAAGAAAGAAAAGAAAACTAAAGTCGATGCTCCGGTCTACACCGGAAACAATCATCGAGCTAGAAGGCTGAAGCGATAGTTTTTATGACACGGACTCCATTTTTTTTGTTGCATCTTGCTTAATATAATATATTATGCATATTATGAACAACGCAAAAGGAACTAAGTTTACAATTAAAAACGCAGAGAATTCTCCGGAGGAGGGTTACGATTATGTAATTACATATCAAGCTTTTCGTGAGAATGGTAGAGCATTACATGACCCAAAAGAAACTGCATGGACTAAAACTTTTCTTGAAGCTATACAAGAGGCAAGAAGTTTAGTAAATGACATTTACGATACTATTGAAATCGATTGGAGGAACATTAAGTTTGAGGAAACTCGTTCACCAATTGGCAGACTTGAATTCAAAATTAACTAAGAAAGGAAACCAAGAAAATGAATTTATATTGTTACCTTGCATCATGGATTATCAAGAAGGGATTTTGGATTAAGCATAAATCCCAAAGGAAATTTCAAAAAGTCATTCGCATTGAAGGCAACCCTTTTGGAACTAGAAAATTTTATTTAGAACCGATTGGAGAATTTAATAATATCAAAAGTTTTGAAGCGGAGAAAGAAGAGTCAATCGAATGTCGTTATAAAAGGATTTCTTCTAAACAATTTGAGAATGATACTTATTTAAAATTTAAATTGTAAAATTCCGGAAAATATAAATATCACATCCTTTATAATATTATGAACATTCACGAACAACTTGAAAAACTTATCGCTAACGCAAACACTACTCAGTCATGGTCTGATGGCAAGTGTATCGAACTTACTGAGAACTTAGCTTTTCTCATCGATGGTCTCTACCAAGATGAAAAAGATGAGTTGATCGAGATCATTAAAAATTCCGGAGAGTAAGAAAATGAAATTAAGAACAGCAATTCGCAAGGCTAAGAAAATTGAGTTAGTCACCACTATAGATATCGGTGGGGGATACCCATTGAAGATTACTAAAGCACAGGCACAGGAAGTTTGTGGGGACGCTGAGATATTGGATAACAAATTTCAGGAAGCTGAAGACGCATGGGTCAATGAGGATGGTAAAATAGTTGCAAGCTTAGATAATGGAGTACTCCTGATTGGATAATCTTTATGACACACCCTTTTTTTTTAGTTCTTGCTTTTTATATAATAATAATCTAGTTTAATAATCATGAACAACGAAACATTACCAACTCACTTTTATTCTAAAGCCTCTCAGAAGGAAGCACTCGATGTAATCTCTCGTCAGTACGAGAAAATTAGCGGAGAAGTTTCACGCACTATCAGTAACATTGATGTCCCTGATCTTCGTCCTGAGACCCACCGATGGATTTCAATTGACAAAAAAGATGAGTGGATTGCCGAGCATGGTGAATTGCCTAAAGGAGTTCGTTATGTTGGAAATTACATTTGTTTTCCTGAAGAGGGTGATTACAAAATTCACAATGAGTATTATTACGGAATACCTAATTATGTTCACCAAGTTCGCGAGAAGCACAGAAAAATTTGGGAGTATGCCGGATTCGATTTCAATGAAGTTTTAGGACTAGCAACAGCAAGGGACTACATCAAATCTTTACCTATCGTTAAGAAACCAAAGGTAGAAAAATCAGAGGGTAAGAGAACTGAGCGTTCAGCTACTCACAGGGGATGTTGCCAAATATGTGGTAAGTCCCATAAGGTTGATGTAAAAACCGGACTTCTCGCAGAGCATGGTTACACTTACAAGAACACCGGATACTTTACCGGAAGTTGTGCCGGATCAGGTCAATTACCAATTAATGTTTCAGTTGATTTCTTGAAGTCTGAGTATAAAAAAATAGCATCAAAATTTACTGAGTTTGTGAAAGCTGAACCGGAAGGAATTGCTTACACCTACTTCACGGAAAAGCTTCAGGGTAGACCATTAAAATATGTTCAGGTTGAACATTTGGTAACCAACAGACAGGCGCGAAAAGAATTAGGTGCTATATTGCTTAATTGGCAACCAATCATTGTGAATTGGAAACCATCCGATTTGACTGAAATTAAATACGATAACTAAGAAAGGAAACTAAGAAAATGAAACTATCATCATATCACGCATATCACAGGGACAGATTAAGCACTCAGGACAAGCGACATTTCGATTCTGCTCTTGCTGAAAAAGAGGAGATTGAAAGAAAGCAATGGCAATTACTTCACAGAAAAAATGCATTACAAGCAGAGATTCAAAAGCTTATTCAATTTGCTGATTTGAATAATCAGGAGAACCAATAATGCAATTCAGAAAACTCAAACGATTAGCTTCAGAATTAAATGTTGGAGTCGAGCAACCGATCTTTTCTTTTGGAGAATGGGAGTTACCATTTTATGCAAAAGAAGGTTTTTCTTTTAATGGACAATTTACTTGCTCCTCATTTTTCGTTAACGACTTAGATGCTGAGTTTACAAAAAGTCAAATAATCGAAATGGCATGGGGACATATTAAATATGAGGCTCAAGAAATTAGTAGAGAACCTTACGAAGAATAATTTATGACACAAGTGCCACTTGCTTAATATATAATAATATACATACTGATAAACATGGATCAATTAATACTACAATCTACCGGATCATTTATTCAAGGCGCTGAAGTTGGAGCCTTATTTGCAGATGGATTACCGGACATTACTAACGAGACAACTCCAATTGAGGATGTAGATGTTGAATGGATTTCAAGTTTATCTGATGAAGATAAATCTACATTTGAATGGGTGATTTCAGAATACGAAATTGAGTTAACTAAAGAACAAAAATCAGCACTAGGAAATTAAGAAAATGAATAAAGAAGAAATAATCTCTGCCTCTCCGGTTCCAAATCTCAATGGCAATTGTGCCAAAAGTTTGGTTGAGGAATGGCATAATTTTAACGAAGCAATTGAGAAAGCATTTGAGCAATTCCCATGTGCATCTTTTCATGGCAGAAATCATCACTTCCGGACTCCGGAGGAACAAAAATTAAAAGATCAACTCAGGGTTGAGATTTCTGAAAAGCTTGTCGGTCTCAGGGATATTGGAAATATTGTCAAATATCATTTATGGACAGAGTATATAAAATCTGTATGACACAAGTACATCTTGCTTTTTATATAATAATATACTAATGTCTTAATCATGAACAACGCGAAAAAACAATTCACTTATAAAGGTTATACCTTCAACTA